ATTATTCTGCCGTAGGGCAAAGGCACTAGGATTCAAGATCTACGTGAACACCGCAGCTGTGCTACCGCACCAGAAAACCTTTTGGATGGATGAAATCCACAATGATATTTGGAAAGATTAAAAGGATCTGGCTAAGGCCAGACAAAGAGACGGCAACAGCGCAACCAGAACTAGAGCGAGCAATGTTGCCAAAACTGGAAAGAAGGATAAAGCGTGGCAATAACTAACGGCTACTGCACACTTGCCGAATTAAAGGCATCGCTTGCGATCGCAGACAGCATTGACGACACACCCCTGGAAGCAGCGATCACAGCTACAAGCAGAATGATTGACGACTACACCGGGCGCTTCTTCTACCAGAACGGCACAGCTCAAGTACCAGTATCGCGCTACTACACCCCACTCGATCCCTGGACGATGAACATGGACGATAACTACACGATCACCCAGGTAGCAATGGATGACAACTTTAACCAGACATACAACACCGTCTGGGCAACGAGTGACTACATGCTAGAGCCAGTAAATAACCCACAGCGCGGATGGCCAGTCAACCGCATCCTGGCAATCGGCCGATACGTCTGGCCTTATTATTTGCCACAGGCATGCAAGATCACCGGAATCTGGGGATGGGCAGCGACGCCAGCCGAAGTCAACATGGCAACGCTAATCCAGGCAGCTCGACTATTCACCAGACGCCAGTCGCCATTTGGAATAGCAGGAAGCCCGGACTTAGGCACAGTACGACTTAGCGCCAAACTAGACGCAGACGTAGAAACCCTCCTGCGCCCATTTAAGAAGAATAACGGATTGGCCAAGTAGATGAACCCAAGCCAAGTCCGAGACGGTCTCAAAACACGCTTGCAGACGATCACAGGGCTACGCGTATATGACCTGATACCAGAAACACCGACGCCACCATGCGCGGTCGTAGGACAACTAGATTTCACATTTGATATCGATAACGCCAGAGGGCTAGACCAGGCAAACGTTGATATTTATGTGATCGTCCAGCGCTTCTCAGATAGAGCAGGGCAGGACAAGCTCGATGCATACCTAGCAGGCTCCGGCTCCAGCTCAATAAAAACAGCGATCGAAGGAGACAGAACGCTTGGCGGAACAGTAAACACTTTGCGAGTAACAGGAGCCGAATCCGGAACCTATACCTCGCAGGATAATCTGTTCCTTTCTTACCGATACCGTCTAACGATTTGGGGATAGGAGAACCAATGTCATACATAATAATTTCAGACAAAACTGTCTGCGGAAAACAAAAGGGCGATTCGCTCACAAACAAAGAATTGCAAGAAGCAGGTGTCAGCGCAGAAACTCTGATCGCTGGTAACCACATCAAAGCAATAGCAGGAACAGCACAAACAGTAGTATCATCTATCACACAAGAAACCAAAGAAGGAGCGACCTCATAATGGCACGCCTAGTCCTAAATAACGCATTTATTTCCGTCGGCGGAGTGGATTTGAGCGACCTGGTCGCGTCAGTAACACTCAATTCGACATTCGACGTTGTCGAAACAACAGCATTCTCATCCACAGCAGCAAAGACTCGCGTGGCAGGTTTGGCGGATAATTCAGTAGCACTGGAATTCCATCAAGACTACGCAACAAGCGAAGTAGAACAGACAATCTATCCATTGCTAGGAACAGTAGCAACAGTGATTGTTAAACCAAACGGTTCAACAACAAGCGCATTCAATCCGTCATATACATGCAGCGCTGTTATTTCAGAATGGACTCCGCTAAACGGATCCGTTGGTGAATTAGCAACAGCAAGCGTGACATGGCCAGTAACTGGAGCAATCACAAAGGCGGTCGTATAATGGCTAGAATCGTTTTAAATAACGCGTACGTTGTGTTCGGAACTAACGATCTCAGCGACCATATTGCGTCAATCACAATTAATACGACATTTGACATTGTTGAAACCACTGCTTTCGGAAACACCGCAAAGACACGCATTGCCGGATTAGCAGACAATTCTGTAAGTCTTGAATTTCACCAGGACTACGCAACAAGCAGCGTTGAGCAAATAATCTACCCACTACTTGGAACAGCAGTTACAATTTCTGCAAAACCAGTCAATACAACAACAAGCACAGTAAATCCGCAATACGCATTTTCTGCTCTAGTTTCAGAATGGACTCCGCTAAACGGATCCGTTGGTGAACTAGCAACAGCAAGTGTTACATGGCCGATCTCCGGCGCAATCACAAAGACAACAGCCTAAACTAATAAGGGGGAACTCAGATGGACGGATTGCAAATCAAAGTAAAAACAACAGATGGAGTGGAAGCAACATATTCGCTGCGACCAAGACTCATCGTTGACTTTGAACAGAAGTACGGAAAAGGACTCGCCAAACTTCTTGGCGAAGAACAGAAGTTAGAGCACATCTATTATTTAGGTTGGCTCGCACTTCGCGCAAACGGTAAAGTAGTAAAACCGTTCGGGCCAGACTTCCTTGATACGCTAGAAGCTGTATCGCTGGACACTGACCCAAATTCCGAATCCACAGAGACAGCCTGACCTATTCAATAGCAGCAGTTTCTGTGGAGACAGGCATTGACCCGATAAGCCTGCTAGATGCACCAGACGGCATACTAGAAGCAATCGTGATCTACCTGAAAGAACGAGCAAAGGCGGCAAAGAAGCATGGCGGATAATGCAGTAGTAATTTCCGGCATCAAAGAAACCACCGACGCTCTAAAGAAGTTCGACAAGGCGGCAGCTCGTCGTTTGAATAAAGTAATAAATGACGAGCTGTCCCTAGCCGAATCTGACGCACGCGGAAAGATAGAAGACAAGCCGCCAATGAGTGGCTGGCGCACCGTAGCCGCAACCAATGGCAAGACACGCGGTGGCGCAGGCTGGCCAGCATGGGAAGCCGGAACCATCCGCCAGGGCATCGTCAAGACCAGATCCCAGGGCAAAGTAAGAGCTGATTATACGACCAGCGCCGGAGCACTAACCCAGAAGAGCGCAGCAGGTGCAATCTGGGAAGTAGCAGGACGACGCAGCTCAGGCGAAGGCAGGGGCCGAAACATGATCGGCGTGCTCAACGAAAGATTCAAGGGCGCATCACGTGGCATTTGGGCCGTCGTCGATCGCGACTCAGATAGAATCCTTCGCAACGTAAGAAACGCAATGGAAGACGCAAAGAAGATATTGCAAGCCAATCTGAATAAAGAGAAGGGATAATCCAAGTGGCAGTAGGAGCAGTAGTAGCCCGGATCATCACCCAGTATTCGGACAAGGGCAGCAAGGCAGCATCCAGAGACATCAACAAACTGGGAAAATCCTTTGACAAATTTGCCGGCAAAGTAGGCAAAGCATTTGGACTAGCAGCTGCGGCAAGCGCGGCATTTGCGATCAAGATCGGAATCGACTCCGTCAAGGCAGCGATAGCCGATGAGAAGTCCCAGGCGCTACTAGCCAATTCGCTAAAAAATACAACAGGGGCAACAGATGCAGCGATCGCGGCAACCGAAGCCTGGATCGATCAGACCCAGAGAGCATTTGGAGTCGTCGATGACGAATTACGCCCGGCACTAGCAAAACTGGCGTCAATGACGGGAAGCGTGGCAACGGCTCAGGGCCTTCTCGGACTAGCCCTGGATGTTTCAGCCGGCGGAAGCGTGGATCTCAACGCAGCGACAAACGCAGTAACTAAGGCGCTACAGGGCAACTATAAAGCGCTAAAGAATCTAGGCGTTCCAATTACCGACGCAATGGTCAAATCCAAAGACCTAAACGCCGTACTTGCTTTGACAGCAAAGACCTTCGGCGGAGCAGCTGCGACAAGGGCAAACACATTCGAATTCAGAATGAAACGCTTAAACATCGCCTTAGATGAAGCGAAAGAAACACTAGGCACAGCACTCATGCCAGTGATGGAAGAATTATTCACAATCATCGTAACGAAGATCATCCCAGCAATTCAGGGATGGCTTGCCGAGAACGGCGACAAACTCATAGCAGTATTCACCGCCGCAATCAAAGCGGTTGTCGGATTTGGCTTTGTTATATTCAAAGTGTTCTCATTCGTTGCAAAACACAAAACAATCTTTACGGCACTAGGCGCAATCTTCGCAGCCACATTTGTAGCCAGCAAAGTCATCGCATTTGTAATGGCGATACAGAAGCTCGTCGCAGCATACAAAGCAATCCGAGCAGCTGCACTGGCAGCGGCAGCGGCACAGGCAGCAGCAACAGGTGGAATCTCCGTAGCCGCAGCCGTAGCCGGAGTAGCAGCATTCACAGCCACACTCGGTGGACTTTACCTGGCAGTAAAAACCGCCAATGGCGCGATGGACAAACTCGAAACAACTGGCAAGGATCTAGAATTTTCATTTGAAGGACTAAACGGAACCACTGCTGATTTCCTTAAAAATCTAAAGGGAATGAATATAGATCTTGGCAAGGCAACAGGTGCATCAAAGGCGCTTACCAAAGAACAGAAACTGGTTCTTGGTTTACAAGCAGCAATTAAAAAATTAGGTGGCAGCGCTCCTACATCCGAAACTGACCCAATCCAACTAGAAGCAGCTCGCCTGAATTTGGTAAGACAAGGCGCTATGGCGGAAGCGCAAAGAATTGTCCAGCTACTGCAAGCCAGGGCAGCAGCCGATGAAGCAGCCAAAGCAGCGCAACGATATAACGACATCCTTCTAGCTCTTGGCGATGCCAAAATTACGCCTCAAGAATTTGATGTGCTTGCTCTGAAATGGGGAATCACTACAAACGCAGCGCAACTTTATGTGCAATCAATAATTTCAATTAGCGATAACAAAGTTAGCGCCGTTGATGTAGCAGCTCTGGCGGAGCAATGGGGAGTCACATACGAGCAAGCAGCGAAGTACCTATCCTTCTTCGAAGCGTTAAATGACGGTTATTTATCACCAGAGGAAATTGGCAAACTCCAAACTCAATGGGGCTTTACAAGCAAAGCTGTAAATGATTATGCGTTGGTGTTCGCAGCCGCCGATGACGGAAAGATTGACTATACCGAAATAGAAGGACTCGCCGACAAGTGGGGTCTTTCAATTGACGAAGCAAAGGCATACGCAGCCAAGATTCTTGAAGAATTTGGTTACGATCCTTCACTCTTTGATGCGCCACTCACCGCCGAAGAAGGATGGATAGCGGCATACGGAAGCGCGGATGCGTACAAGGAAATTGCTGAAGGAACCTTCACTTACGATCCAAGCATCACTGCCGGTGCAGACGCAGCTGCAGGCGCTTGGAAAACAGCGACTGACGCGGCCAATGCTTACGCCGGAGCCGCAGGTTCAGCAACAAGTGCAGCAGCTGCACTAACAGCAGAACAAGCAAAGGCAGCAGCGGCAACAACCGCAGCTGCGGCAGCGATTGCAGCAGCGAATGCAGCAGAAAACAGGGGTGCTGGTGCAGATGCTCGATATGATCAAAGGGTAGCAGCAGAAGCAGCAGCAGCAGCCAAAGCAGCAGCAGAAGCGGCGGCGAAGTTTGCTCCTGATGTGACGGTCAAAACTGACAACTCTGGCGACGGTTTTGGTTTCAGTTTGCCTGACTTCCTAAAAGGATCTTTTAGACCACTTGCTGAGGGCGGCATAGTTACCTCACCGACTTTGTCGCTAATCGGTGAAGCAGGGCCAGAAGCAGTAATCCCACTAGGACAGATGGGATCAATGGGCGGAACGACGATCAATGTAACAATTAACGGCAGCGTCACCAGCGAAGGCGATCTGGTTAACACAATTCGAAACGCGCTCTTGCAAGGACAAAATAACGGCCAAGCCATCGTCAAGAATGCGATCCTGATCTAATGCCAGGAACGCCACATCTCGGAGTAAGCGTTGACTTTGCAAACGGCCCGGCATTCGGCAACCCACTCGTACTAGACGACACCGTCTCAGGACGCCTCGGATTCGGAATCCTGGCTGACGTGCCAGCAGACACCGTTGACGTATCAGACATCGCGCTACGAGTGAGCATACGACGCGGTCGAAACCGAATTCTCAATAAGTTCGAAGCAGGATCAGCAACGATCGTATTGGAAGATACGACAGGCGACTGGAATCCACTCAACACCGCATCGCCCTACTACGGCAAGCTGCTACCGCTGCGCAAAATAAGAATCTGGGCAGACTACGACGATGGCACAGGAACGCAGCAGTACTACCTTTATTCTGGCTACATCATTTCCTATGACACCGGATTCGTGCTTGGCGCAGAAGAGATATCAACAGTGACCCTGTCCTGCGTAGACGGATTCCGCCTGCTTAACAGCGTAGGCATATCCACAGTCGCAGGTACCAGTGCAGGGCAGCTCAGCGGAGCCAGAGTAGAAGACCTACTTAACGTGGCTTCATGGCCAACTTCGCAACGATTAATCGATCCCGGAAACAGCCAGATGCAGGCAGATCCAGGAACCGAGCGCGATCTGCTCACAGCTATACAAACAGTCGAGAACAGCGAATTTGGCGGCTTCTACCTAGACCCAGAAGGCAACGCGACATTCCTATCACGCGACACAGTGAGCAAGAAGGCAGACGCAACGCCAGTAGTGTTCAGCGACACCGGCACAGGAATCTCCTACCAGGGCATCGACTTCGCGTTTGACGACACACTCATTCTGAACGATGTGACAGTGACCAGACTAAACGGCGTGGCGCAGAATGTTCAATCGACAAGCAGCATCGAAACCTTCTTCATCCATTCTGGAAAGCGAGAAGGGATCCTCGTACAAACCGACGATGAAGCGCTAAGCCAGGCAAGCATGATTCTAGGATCACGCGAGAATGCCACGATACGCATCGACTCGATGACTCTGAACTTGATGGACGCAACAGAGCCAGCAAGAATAGACGCAGGGCTAAGCCTTGACATATTCGGACTGGTAAACATAACCAAAACCGCCCCCGGCGGATCCGCAATGACCAGAGAACTATTCGTACAAGGAATACAGCACGACATAACCCCACAAATATGGCAAACGAAGCTGCTAACTTCTGAGCCAATCATTCAAGCCTTTATTTTAGATTCTAATTTACAAGGACTGCTAGACTCAGGAATCCTGAGCTACTAAGGAGAAGAAATGGCAAAGCAAACCTTTATCACAGGTCAGGTGCTCACTGCGGCGCAGATGACATCGCTGCAACAGACAGCAATGCTCGGTGGCGACACGACCGCCAAAGTAGCCAATTACACACTGGTCGCAGCAGACGCCGGCACGACCGTCGCGATGTCAAACGCTGGC